CCTCGCGGCATCCTTCAGCACATCAGACTTCATGCAGCGCTCCTTCACGATCTCGCGGTCAAAGAATGGAGCCCCGATTGCTCGGGGCTCCTGGAAGCTCAGAGGCTCTCCTTCGCGGCGGGAACGTAGCCGTCCCAGCCCTTCGGAGGATTGGCTCCCTTGCCGACGACCTTGTAGACCTCGCTCCCCTCGTCGAACTTGACCCAGACCCGATCGGCGGGGTTGGGGCAGAGGACGAGGATGCGAATCTTCGTGACCATCTCGGGCCGGCCGATGCGGAACGCCTTGAAGACGTCCATCTCGGTGAGGCCCTTGTCGCCGGCGTCGAGGAGCGCCTGCCGCAGCTCGACGTTGACCGAGGAGCGCTTCAGGCCGGAGCCGGGCGCCTTGCCCGAGCCGATGAACAACTTGACGTCGTCCACCAGGCCGCCGAGCTGGTCGGCGTTGTCGGCGAGGAACTTCACGATGCGCTCTCGGGCTGCTTTGCGAGCGACCTTCCGCGCTTCGGCTTTCTTCGCCTTCTCGGGGTCAGCGGCCTTCGCGACCTTCTTCGCCTCTTCATTCTTGGCCATGGTTGTTCCTCTCGTGTGGTTTGGTGTATTCGTTCTGACCAAGGTTCGTGCTCGCGATCTTGGTCAAGGTGAATCACGCCTCGCGGTTGAGCACCTCAATAAGGCCCCTGCTCGACCGTCGCCGGCCGAGTTAGTAAGGCTGGTAGGTCGCCTCGAAGTCGAGGCGAAGAAGCTCTCTGTAAGCTTCGAAGTCCCTGTCTGTAAGTACTCCCGCAACCTCGCGGTCGCGAAAGTACTTGAACCAGAACTTGAAGAAGTTCGCGACCAGGTAGTCCATCTAGTAAAAGATGACCGTCTGGCCGGCGAAAGCGATCGTGACCATCCCCATGCGGTTCAGGTCGCGAAGGAACTGCTTGGCCTTCGGGACTGCGTACCCGATGCGGCGAGCGATGTAGCTGATCGAGTGAGTGTTGCTCGACTCGCCAGCGAACGCCCGGTTGGCCATGTTGCGAACGATCTGCCTCTTGCTCATGTTGTGCTCCTAAAAACCGATGTTTTCAGGGGCCTCGTTGAGGGGCTCAACCTTTCCTTCCCTGATACCCGGCAGGTTAAGGCTCTCGGTCTCCGGCCTGTGGCCATCCAACCTCACCTCTCACCTCGGTTTTCTTTGTCAATGATCTGAGGGTTCCTCCTTACTGACCCTCTCAATTCTCTATCTATCTATACCATACCACAAGATCGAGCAGGCTTCAAATCGGGCCGTCGTCTAATTCTATATGGAGCAACGAATAGAAAATTTTTTTTTCGTGCAATCGAAGGAGGGTGGTTTTTCGGGCCCATGGCGCATAAGTCTATATGCGGAATGAAATAATAAGCTCGGGCATGCGGAGCCTCGAGCGCCCGAATTATTGCTGTCGTCTAATTCTTTATGGCACAAAGAATTACGCGAGGTGACACGCATATAGATAATCTAATATACCCGATGTCACCACCCGTGTCACCAGGGTAATTCTTTATGACATATAGAATTAGACGACGCTGGTGACGGCGGTGACACCGGTGACACCACTTATGGAGCAGTTGAGAAAAGTCTATTTCCTTTAGTTGCAATAATTTAGGTGTCACCGGTGTCACCAGTGTCACCTGAGAATCTAAATCATTATGACATATAGAATTAGACGATGACACTGATGAGACGGCGGTGACACTGTGCCTGTAATTCTATATGTCATAATGAATTAGAGCACCAAGCTCGGTGTCTTCTATTATACAACCCCGACGGCCCTCAGGATCGACCCGTATATATAGATTGATATTCAACCATCACCTTGGCTCGAAGGATGCATCCTGAGCAATCCTTGGGCCGCTGCTAAGTCTTTGTCACATTGATACTTAGGCGACGGCATCCTGGAACCTTGGAGCCTGATAATGGGAACTATTACTACTCGCGCAACTTGTTATCATTGACTCAGTAAGTTGTTATCATTGACTCAGTAGGTTGTTATCATTGAATCCTGGAACTTTCCTAAATATAATATAATATGTTTAATATAACAATAGGCGTGTACACGAGCGCGCGAACAATATAATATTGACTTAGATGGGCACGAGCAAGGCTCAACTCGAAAGCCAATACGCAGAGAAGCTCGAGCTCGTATACAGGGAGTACGAGCGCTCGCTTGACTTGGATATTGCTCTGACCATAGTGCCGCTGTCCGCGAATGAGCGGGCTCGACTCCTGGACGACCAGGAGCTCGCAGCCCGCATCGCGGTGCTTGACGCGAAGAATCGCAGCGACATGGTCGAGATGCTCCGCAGCATGGGTCGGTCGTCGGAGAGCGACGGCATCAGGCTCGCGGCGCTCAAGGAGCTGGGCAAGACTTACTACCCGAAACGATTTAAGGATTCTGGCGAGGTGGGTCCAGGAATGCCTCGCAAGATCATGTACGAGTTAGTGGAGTCGCACGAATGAAGGAGCACGTCGTCCGCATCTGCAAGACGTATGCTCAGCTCTACAACATCTCGTGTCGCTACATGGTCGTCTATGGCGGGCGTCGATCGGCGAAGAGCGTCTCAGTCAGTCAGCTGCTCGTGCGCAGAGCCATTGAGAACGCGGGTCGCCGCATCGGTGTGCTTCGCAAGTTCGCAGTCACTCTTCGCCTCTCAGTGTGGGAGCGGGTCCTAGCGGCCATAGAGGAGACGGGCATCGCGCTGCGAGAGTGCGACATAAACAAGAGTGAGCGCTCGATCGTGCTGCCCAATGGCTCTGGGTTTTTCTTCTTTGGAGCAGACGACCCGCAGAAGATGAAATCGATCGAGGGCTTTACTGACTTCTGGCTCGAAGAAGCGAACGAGTTCGACGAGCTCGACCTCGACACCCTGGACGCGGGCCTCTCTGCTGCAGTGGTCCCTGCTCCGCAGGTGTGGCTCACGTTCAACCCCATCCCGTACGTCGAGGGCTTCATCCCTTGGCTCGTAGCGCGCTTCGTGAGCAAAGTGAGCAACGTGCTGAGCGCGCCGCAGTTCAACGGTGACGTGTGCGTGCTGCGCACGTGGTACAAGGACAACCCGTTCTGCCCTGCTGCTACGGTCAAGCTGCTCAACTCATACAAGGACACGAACCCCGCGCTCTACCGCATGTGGGCGCTCGGCGAGTTCACGCACCTCGAGGGAGTCATCCTGCGCAACTGGGACATCGTGGACTCGGTGCCCGAGGGCGCGCGACTCGTTGGCTACGGCGTGGACTTCGGGTTCGCGGACGACCCCTTCGCGTGCGTGGAGGTGTGGCAGTCGCACGAGGACATGTGGTTCAGGCAGGTGGTGTACGCGACTGACCTCACCAACGCAGAGGCCTCCGACGCGATGGAGGAGGGCGGAGTACGTAAGCACGAGGACGACATCGTCGCGGACGCTGCTGAACCTAAGAGCATCAAGGAGCTCAGGCAGATGGGTTGGATCGTCAACCCGTGCGACAAGGCTCCTGACTACAAGCGCGCGGCGATTCGCTACTTGCAGTCGTTCAACTTGCACGTGACGCGCGACTCGCCTGACATCATCCGCGAGTTCTCAGTTTGGTCCTGGAAGAAGGACAAGGTGTCTGGTCGCTTCCTCCCCGTGCCCGTGGACGGCAACGACCACGCAGTAGACGCGATCATATATCGCACCTACACGAGGCGAGCGAGGATGCGGGCCGCATGAACATCATACAGAAGGCAGTCACGAGACTCAACAAGATGGTGTTCGGCTCAGGTTCGACTTGGAGCTTGTCGACCTCGCCGAGGTCGAGCGTGAACTACGAGCGCTTGATGGGCGACGGCATCGGGTCGTCGGTGCTCATGGCTCCTGCGCTCTGGATCAGCAGGCGGATGTGCGAGAGCCCCATCGTGATGCAGTACAAGGAGGACGAGGCTACTGAGCTGCACGACATGCTGGCGCTGCTCAAGAAGCCGAATCCTTACTACAGCGGCAGGGTGATGCGCAAGGCGATCGCTGTGTCTGTCACGCTCGATGGCAACGCGTACTTGATAAAGATTCGCAACTCGCAGCTCAAGCCCGTCGAGCTCTGGTACGTCCCTCATTGGATGATTGAGCCGCACTACTCCGAAGACAGCGCGGTGTTCATTGACTA